AAACTCATTTTAGATAATCCTTTACAAACCCGCATGGTAGCGAAGTTTCCTAAGGGTTTCAGCCTCTCGTTTTTTTCATTACGCCTAAAGTAAATTAAGATCATAAAAACTATATAAAAAAGATGAATATTTTAATAATATATAAAATTAAATTCATTAGAATCTTAGAATTTATACTGCAATACATCTCATATATAATGACTTTAAACTAGATTCCATAAAAGTTTCTATAGATATTCTTTAAATATCATAGAATTAAATTTTAGATTTTATTTATATATTAGAAACCTAATAGAAACTAAATATAAATACAAATTAATGTGCTAAAAACAAATACACATAGGTATTTTTGACAATAAAAATAAATATTTGTGTGATTTTTTTTAATGTAAATGGGGCGACTTGATTACTTCGGCTTCATATCTATCAAACCCGCTTCACTAACAGCAACTGCAAATTCGATTTGTATTGTATCGGCAAGTGATGCTATCAATTTTTTATGCTCTGCAACAAGTCTTTCTCTGTATACTGGATTTGTATCTTTAAAAACACTATCAAAACATTCCGCATATATATCAAATTCACCAAGTATTTTGTCCATTTCTCGGTGATAATCGATCCCGCCAATGGACTTAATTTCAATATGATTAGCTTCAAGCTTTTCAAGATTCCAGATCGTCCCTTTTTTGGTTTTAATTTCTCTTGCTTTAGATTTTGTCTTGTTTTGTAGAATGTCCATTACATTATGGCTATAGCCTACACGAGGCTGCCATGATCCCAGTAATTGTTTGTCGTGACACATCAGCATGTAAACGTAAAATGCAAAATTTCTACCATCCTTTTGGATGGTAGAAATATGGAAGTGTAATCCTGTATCTTGATTCGTGTAACCAAACTCTTCGATAAGCGGCAAAATATGATTGATGTAGTGTTTGACACCTGTTCGTGATGTGATCGGGATAGATATTTCTATCCCATGACTCTCTAGCGATTGATCAGGTTTGATTTGAACACAATTATTTTTATCTTCGTCGATCGGTAAGCTGACCAAATCTACTAAAACATCGGCATTGGTAAAAGTGAGTATATTGTTTTTGATCTTCTCCACCGCATCGAAAAAATCATATTTTTCAATGTCGATGTAAAATTCAAATTCACACCCGTATTGATAGTCATCATTCTCTGCAATGTTATGAATATCCAAGGCGTTATTGGCTTCAGATTTGTATCTTTTAGTTATAGTGGACATCATCTACTGCAACTTTTCTAAAAAGCTTTTCAATTGTACAACTTTATACTCACTATTGTTTTCCCAAACTTTCAATGGCTTTTGATCATCGGGGATATTCGCATCTTCTCTGATATAAGCATAAGCGAAATTGACACCATCATGCGTTTTAACTTTAATTCTTTTTCGTTTATAGTAATCAGGTGCACCTTCAAACTCATCGATCCGGTCTAAAAGTTCTTCACGCTGAATCTCGTAAAGCTCTCCAGATATTCTGTTTATCGGCTTGTTGACTAAATACGGGTAATTACCAAAACTGTCTTCGAACATGCCAAATTTTCCGACTGTAGACGCTTTGCCTAATCTTCTCGTCGATTTTTCTAAAAGTTTGTTGTTGTCAAACCCTTTTTTTAGTGAACCATAGACGAATAAAAGCTCATGGAAAGGTTTTATACGCTTAAAATACCCTCTTTGAACAATAGAGATACTTCCGCGCTCATGCAGTCGGTGCAAATATTTTCTGATTGTGTCTTTTGAAACACCTTGTATATTCACCTCGAAAAAAGGAACTACTACATCTATAGGTAAAGCATTTATTTTACGCTCAAGCTTATCGATTGTTTGCATTGTATTCCTCCTTATTTATCGTGACTAAATTATATAACTAATTCTATAAAAGTGTCACGTTAAATATTATATAAAATCCCAATTAATAGGGATTTTATGGATTAATTTAAAGTTATTTAATAGATTTTAAAAATATCTAACTATTTTAACAAAATCTTTCAGTGATTCAGCGGCTATTTCTTGGAATACTTTAGAATAGCGTTTTGTGATGCTTGTTGAAGTACGCACTAAAAACTGAAATGGCGTGATAAATAAAAGTGTCATATCAACTACAGAAGTAATGAGAGTAAAAAGAAGAATCGTAGATTAAATAACTGAAAGTATTCATGTGAGGGGTAGGATGAAATGAGAGTGATTCCAAAAAGGCGCTAATCCCTGAAATAGGGAGTTTTAAGCGCGAATCACTCGTGTTTCATTTTCAAAGCAACACGTCGTTTCTTCACTCACGCGCAGTTTTGCGAAAATACCCGCTACATTTACGAAAATTACCTCGAAAATATCAATCGACACATATCAATCAATCGACCGTTTTAACGGCATTTATGGCGTGGATATGGGTATGAAAATTTTAGTGAAGAGTGAGCATCTTATTCACACGAAGATTTTATGGCTTCGTGTGTTGTAAAGTTGTGGTAAAGGAACACGAGAAAGGAATACAAAGGAACATATAGAAAGGAACACTTTTTATAAAACAAAGGAACAAAACAACATTTTAAAATTAAAACGTGTTTATTACTTGGTTGATTTCTTGACGGCATTTATCTTCATTACCATCTATCTTAAAACACTCACTATCTTTTGAGAGTTTACTCGCTATATCTTTTGCAGTATTAGCAAAATAATCAAGCTTCACATCATGATCTTCATTAGAGTTGACAATAGCTATAACATCATTTTGTACTTTGTCAATCCATCCGCTAATAGCTGGAAATCCACTAATTGGTTCGCATCCGCTTAACTTAATCATGACATCATTAGCATCTCCACTGATACAGAGTAGTGCTACATTGTCATTTTCAGCAATATGATCTACATAGCTATTATGGAGATCAGACATTTGGGCACGTGGATATAAAAATACATCTTTACCACCATTCAGAACAATGATATTGTTTTCGCTTTCAGTCTTGACCACGTATTTAACTTTTCCGGTAATGATGATTTGTTTATCTTTGAACTTTTGATCTGCTGCTGATCGATCTGCTTTATAAGCATCTGCGTAATCACTACTTTTGACGGTAATAGGTAATTCAAGTATGTTGTTATCAGCGATAATACTTTCATCGTGATCCAACCAACTATATATATCAGTTTTTATGAGAACTTTTAATATAGATTCCTCATTAGCGTTTAGCGGTGATGTATCGGTTTTTGTTGAAGTTTCACATCCACTAAAAATCAATAATGCGATTATTATGTATATTGTTTTCATCAAGTTCCTATCTGCATAGTGATTCACAAGGAATACCATCATGGTCTCTATCTAGTTTGGTTAGTCCACATTCTTCAAGATAAAACCGAGCCTCAGCACACGAACTTATCTGTTTACATGTAGGTATACCGTCACATGAATAGCGTTCTGATTTTTGTTTTGGCTCTTTTTTTGGCTCTTTATCCGCTGTATTTGAAGAATATGCCACTGATGCCACCAATGAACACAACATTAATGCTTTTAATAAATACATTTTTACCACTTTTATATAATGATTCGCAGGACTTTACCCACGATACTAAACACACTCTGATCATCAGGGTCTACGATCCAGCTCTCATAGTCTTTATTGGCACTTTTGATATGAAGCTTTCCATGTGGATCGATCTGCAATATTTTAACCATCAACTCGTTCCTCCAGTTGAGAATATATAGACCGTCACCGCGCCACTCTGGGTGCTCATCAAAAAGGACGAGCGAATCGGGATAGAGCATGGGCACCATACTGTAACCATCTACTCCGATAAGACGTAATGTGCCGTTTGGTTGAGTCTTGAGCAGTGAACGAGATATAGTCATAGTCTCAACTACCTCGAATTTATCAATTGATTCAAGATGATTTCCGCCTCCGGCAGATGCTTTTAAGGCTACTCTCTGAATTTTGAGTAAAGTCGGATCTATTTTAATATTGTCATTTGACCTTATTAGCTCGAATTTTGTAATTGCATTATTTGAAGCACCTCTTGCTCTCCATGTACTAGCTGTAGCCTCGCTAAATCCCAATAATACGGCTACTTGCTCGATACTTGGAACATTAAAATAATCTTTCATCTCTTCTAAAATTGCTTTTTTATCGGTTGCATATTCAGTCTTTTTCACAAAATACCTTTATTTTATTGTCAAATGACTTGACAAGCAATGTCAAATGACTATATAATTACCTAAGCCAAAAACATTCCACTTTGTTTTTTTGGCTGTGTTCGCTTTTGGGTTCAATTATACAACATAACGTCAAGAATACTTGACATTATGAATCTGAAAGTGTGTTGTTTTTTCAAATATCGAGGTGATCTACCCGTGCCTCACGACTTCGGTCGGTGTTAACTATTGAATGGCTTTGCGCCAACTATATTCTGCCTATGAAAGATCATAGGTGCTACTTGGGATGGGAGAGAATATGGTGAATGAATCTTTGATAAAGCCCTCATTTAGAGGGTTTTATAGAGGAGCATTCAATGGAAGAACAAATATTTGTTGCAGTCTGTATCGGTTTTTTTGGTGTATTGTTTATAACGGCTCCGATCTTAAGACTCTATTTGATCGAAAAGAAAGAGAATGACAGTCGGAAAGAGCAGGAACGGTTTGAGCGTTATCGCAGAAAACAAGACAAAATTTTTAGAAGTTCGGTCTTTATGGGGATTGATGTTGCACATCCACGTGGAGATAATAAATCAGATCAGGATAGTGTGTTGGAAGAAATAGAGAATAATATCGATATATCCAACGACATCGCCAATATTTTACGTGAACTGGGGATTACGCTTAATTGTAATTTCAATCCTCCGCTCCGATCTGAGCGGCTAGAGCATATTTTCGCACTAGTGCGCGAGATGCTCCGAACTTACTGATCGGGTTTATCCAATTTTTCTAGTATTTTAAAATAGAGCGATACTATCGCTTCAATCTGCTTATCTTGAGGATTAGCGTCGCCAACTTTCGAAAAATCGAATTTTTGCGGCGTGACTTCAAACCCAACTTTTAGCAATTCCAATGCTACTGCCTTGTTATCCATATCCAAGTCCTTTTATTTTGATGTGTTGCAACGACATTATAACAAGGACTTCGGTGTGGGTATCTAACACCTACTACCCCATTTTTTTATAAGGACTCACTATGGACGCAATCGAACAAATGCAGATGATCATGGCTACGCTCGCGGAAGCCAAGGCAAATGGTAAAGCGCTCACGATTGAGCAGGCTCAACGAAAGCTTCATCGTGAGCACATCACTCGTCAGCTTTGGAATAAGCACGGACTTCGACCGAAAGGGTTCCTAGTCATCAGCGGTTTTATCGGTGATGTGGAAGAGGGATTTACTTCTCCTGATCCGAAGATCGATACGATCTTTAACAGCTATCTAAATATGGCAAATAAACTCACCGGATCGACTGGGCGAAAACTCAGATCGGCGATGGATGATTTAGGGATCGATTATCAGAACTCACCGACCTACCCGCTCGACAATCTCGAAGAGAATGCGGCGTAGGTGGTCGCCATGAAATATTTGGAAACGAGGATAGCGGCCGTTATATTCAATATCGGTGAACGTGGGCTAAGGGCTTCAATAGAGCGTGGGTCTACACAATACCAATCCATCACTATCAAAGGCAACGGTCGCGGAGGTAAAAAGCTCCTGATCGGAGTGAACGATGATGATCTGATGGAGGCATTACGCAGCGGGACGGTCGATGAGGCTATCGATCTGTATGATGATTGCGGTTTGTTGTGCTCGATGGAAGAGCGAAACACTCTTATTTCTAATTCAAAAGAGAAAAAAGAGGTGATTGCGGCGGTAGTTATCGATCCTGATATGAAGCCGTATCTTAATGCATCACCGGATCAACGCACTAAAACGCTTCTAAAAATGGAGGCGGTAGAGGGTTATGATCAACGGGATCGGAGGATTAGTGCTAAAGAGTACATCCAAAGCCTAGACAATCGGTTCGATCCTATCGGTATCAACGAAGCGAAGCTGTTTCGGTGGAAAAAAGCGGTTGATGATGCGCGAAAAGTGGGTGAGAGTCCACTGGTCGCACTGCTCGATACCCGTGGTCGTGCTAAAGGCTCAGTAAGTATGAGTGAGAAGATGCAAGAAATGGCGGTGAGGATGTTCGCCCGTCGTGACAACCCGCTGAGGGTATCTGCCATCTATCAAAATATGCTCCATGAGTTTGGTGAAGCGACGATGTGCAGCTACGACGTACTCAATAATTTCCTCAATCAATGGAAGATCAAGAACCATTCGCTCTATGCATTCGCACAGAGTGCGGATAAATGGAAGAACACTTATCTGCCTGCTATGGGTAGCTTGAGTGAAAAGGCTCTTTATCCAAACCATTATTGGGAACTGGATTCTACCCCTGCGGATATTATCTGTCGGGATGGCAAGCGGTATGCGATACTAGGAATGATCGACATCTATTCGAGACGATGTGTGTTTTGGGTGGATGAGAGATCAAGCAGTTACAGCATTGCTCGGCTGCTTCGTAAAGCAATCCTACGATTGGGAATACCTGAGAACGTAGTCGTGGATAACGGGAAAGATTATCAATCCAACCACTTCGACTCGATCTGCTACAACCTCGGTATCGCAAAGGTAACGGTTCCGCCGTTTAGCGGTGATATGAAGCCGCATATCGAACGGATGTTCGGGACACTGAGCCGTGAGCTATTCGAAGAGCTGGAGGGATATATCGGTCACTCGGTGGCTGAGCGTTCAGCGATCCAATCACGGAGAGGATTTGCCCATAAGATCGAGTCTCAAGCGAAATGGAGAGAGGAAGCACGAAAGGCAGAACAAAAAGAGTTTGAGAACCGATTCGCTATCAAAAAAAGTAATCTTGGATTAGAGCTCAAGCTTCCGATAGAGGCGGATCAGCTCCAAAAGATTATTGACAAATGGTGTGACAATATCTATGAGCACAGAGGTCATAGCGGTATTAAAGATAAAACACCTGTAGCGAAATGGAAAGAACAAGCGATACCGGTAAAAGGTATCAGCGATTCGAGGATGCTCGATCTTCTCCTCGGAGAGAGCTTCGAGCGTAAGGTCGGGAAGAAAGGTATTCGACTCGATGGTGCGCTCTATCAGCATGTGGCATTAGCCGAATATGTCGGAGAGATCGTTCGGATCATGACTCACTCCGATATGGGGTATGTAAGCGTGTACCGGATGAATTACGAACCGATCTGCGTTGCTGAGGATTATGAGTACATGGGTAAAAGCCGTGCTGAACTCGCCGAGGGGAAACGGATCGGACATCGGATCGCAAGAGAATACGCCAAGCTTCTTGAAACTTGGGAAGAGACAAGCCGCCGACTTGATCCAACGATTCGAGATCGTATCGAAGCATCGATGGAAGAGAGAAGCGGATGGAGCGGAGCGGCTACTATCGCCGTATCCAAAACAACTGAGACGATACGTGCAGTTAGTGATGGGGTCAGAGCGTTTGCTGTGGCAGATGAAAAAGCTCTCGAAGAATCCAATATTATCAATATGGATGGAGAGAAACTGCTTCCGAGCGGACGACCGACATTTAATCAACTCGTTGATCGCTTCATGTGGGATTTAGAACATGACATGGTGGATGAATCAACCGATAAACTCAAACAAAAACAGCCTGATTTGTGGGACATCGCATATCGGGAGCACAAACGTAAGAAGATTGGATAGCGGGGCGAATCGTCGCTCCGTGTTCGAGTCTTTGCTGTAACAAGGACTAAAAAAACACTCAGGGAGCAACCATGATCGAAGAATTTATTGAAACACGAAATTATACCAACCTTTTGGCTGGTTTTTTAAATCTAAAGGCTTTGCCTACTACAGCACCGCGCATGGGGCTAGGGTTTGGAAACTTCGGGTTGGGAAAAACGGTCGGACTAGAGCGGATCGCAGCGAAAGAGAACGCGATATTGCTAAGAGCTGCTCAAACATGGAGTAAAACAAGTTTACTCATCAAACTGTGTACCGAATTGGGACTCGATACTAAAGGGCATAGCTCACAGATGTACGAACGAGTTAAAGAGTCATTCTTGATCGATCCACGTATTGTGATCATCGACGAGGTAGATGCGCTGCTAAAAGCTGAAAAGACTCCGGTGCTTGAACTGCTCCGCGATCTGCATGACGAAACACAGATCATCGTCTTTTTTATCGGTATGGAAGAGGCAAACGCCAAGTTTAAACGGCATAACCACTACTACAGCCGAATTGTAGAGCTGATCAAGTTTGAAGCGATACCGAGAGCAGACGTTGAAAAGTTTTGTGCGCTCAGTAGCGTAAAGATCGAAGCGGATTTGATGGACTTATTCGTCCAACGCTATCCGAATCTACGACAAATTAAAGTGATGCTGCTCCGACTGGAGAACTGGTGCGATATGAACGGCATCGAAAGTGTCAATTTGAACACATTTAAAACGAGCGGGGTTGAACATGGGCTTGGCGTACAAACGAGTAAGACGAAGTAAGAAACAGCAGATTTGGGAGTTTATGCGAAGAAACCGACAATTCAGAGCCGGAGATTTGATGATGATCTTGGACGTTTCCCAAGATTTTTTAATGCCTATCTTCCGAGCTCTTGAATTATGCGGGTATCTGCAGCTAAAAGCCGGAACCGATACGTTTAGAGATCGTATGTATCGACTCAATAAAGATACAGGTGTGCGATCCCCAAGCGTCCTTAAAAAACCATGCGACATTGTACGTGATATCAATACCGGAGAAGAGTTTATCCTCGATGGTACTCACCCCGTACAGATGGCGGATAAGCTCACCCTACTCTACGCGATGAAGTACAAAGAGATGTTTCGTGAGCAGATCGCAACCATTGCCAGCATCCACCTATACTCTGCAAAAATGATCAGATACATGGATGAGTTTACTGAGTACGGGATCATGGAACGGCTTCCTAGATCATCCAAGCGTCGTGATGATCGAAGAGTATTTAAAATCAACTTGGATAAGCGTAATGACCTCATTAGAACTATTGAAGAAAGCCTGCGACCTGCACGGTCAGCGTAAGGTTGCGAAGACTCTTAACCGCAGTGCAACGACAATCAATCAAACGCTTCACGGTAAGTATCCAAAACCCGAACCGATACTTGAAATGGTCAAGCTGGCGTTTTCAAGCTTGAGAAGTAGCGATGTCCCCTGCCCCGTTTTGGGTTCGATACATCGCCAAACCTGCGAACGGTACCGAGAGTGGGCTTCGTGTGAAAAGGTGCATCCTGATCGACTGTATCGGGATGTTAAAGATAAGTGTGCGAGTTGCACGATAGGAGGGAAATGATGAGCCAAGTCTACATTTGGAAAAAGAAAAAGGTGCATACCTATGGGTGGCTAATTGCTTTTATTATCGTGGCTTTAGGCGGAACGATCATTGATTTAACGATGGGAGGATGATGTGGAACAAAAAGAGATCAAAGAAGGTGACTTTGTATTGGCGGATGGGTTTAGAGGCAGAGTAATCCGTTTCCGTAAACTCCATGGTGAGACGTTAGTCGATATCGAAATAGGAGGTGTAATTAATCCATATCAGATGAAAGATATTAAACCGGAGCAAAGCGATGAAAGCGGTGGATGAGTTTGTTACAACAAATGAAATTATTGAACGTATCAAGGACGTTATTAGTACAAAGATCGGTAATAAAAAAGTCTTTGATTACGATGTAGCAGACTTATTAAACATTCCAATAAAGTCGTTTGGATGCGTAAAAAAAAGAGGTTACCCAAATTTTTATCTGGAAGTTATAAAAATGTGCGCACGTACCGGACTTGATCCAATGAAGTTGTTGTTTTAGAGTGTTTCTCAAGATCGCCGACGGGCGGTCTGATGGAGTTCTCCATAGGTGGTCTGTGCAGACTTAATAAATAATCAATATGAGGATTAGCAATGGCAACGTACAACGAACAAGGGCATTGGCGTAATAAGCAAGGCGGTTGGGTTCATCCTGATCTAGTGTCGGTTGATAAAAAGCTCGAAGATGAGCTAGTAATAAACTTGGTAAATGAAGCGAAACAAGAGCATGAACGAATGGTTGATTTCAAAACCAAAGCATTCGGAGATTGTTATTCTTTTGTAGACCTGCTTCGTCAAGAGTACGGAATGGATCGACTTTCAGGCTCTGACGTAGGATCAGTAACACTCAAAGCGTTTGACGGTACGGCGGAGGTTCAAATCCAAGTAGCGAAACTGATCACGTTTGATCAAAAACTCACCCTTGCAAAAGAGAAGATCGATGAGTATCTTACCGAGAAAACAGAGTTTGCGGATGCTGAGATTCAAACGCTGATCATGAGAGCCTTCGAAGTGCGAAACGGTAAGGTCGATGCGAAGCAGATCATATCGCTCAAGTCATACAAAATTGAGCATCCGAAGTGGCTCGAAGCAATGGCAATGATCGATGATGCGACTGAGATTGCCGGAACGAAAAGCTACATCCGTTTTAAAGAGCGAAAAGATGGAGATATCTCCGGAGAGCTGAATACTATCGTGCTTGATCTTGCATCGGTACCAGTGCGACCAAAGATTGAAAAAGGAGCGCAAGAATGAGTGCCTTACCTCCTTGGTCTCCGATCATCCGTAAGGTTGAAAACGGCGGAGTTGTATTTGACGGTAAACGATATGAGCATGAAGAGCTGCATGGGTATGAGGGAAGCGATGTAAAGCTTGATATGGAGATCGATGTCGATAACGAAAAAAACTCTTTTCGAGTTTACACGATGTTCGATGATGAAATCTGCGTGATCGAGTTGGATGATGTCGAATCTATCGGGGAAGCCCTTGATACTTAAGTGGATTCAACAGCCTCCATAACGATGGGGGCGATTGAATCAACTTGCATTTTAAATTCAAAAGGTAAAAAAATGAATCCATTTCGCGGTCAAGGACTAAAGTCCGAACATTTTAATCACGAAGTTAACTACATCATCGATAACTTCTTGGTCGAGCAAGCGATTACGATCTACTTTGCCCCGCCTAAGCAGGGTAAGAGTCGATACAGTCTCGGATTGACGAAGTACCTTTATGAAAACACTGACAAGATCATTCAGTACTTCGACTTTGATAATCCTCTCTCTGCTCTGAAAGAGCGAGGAGCTTCGAAGATCATCGAGGAGTTATGCGAACGGCTCGACTACGTTCACCCTGAAACGGCCGCTATGACTTCGCATGAGGTTTTAAAGTTGGTCGTTGATGGTGCGGTAGGTGATGCATATCGAGATTACATCTTCTTCTTCGACTCAATCACCGACTTCGTCAGAGACGTGCAGAATGAAGCGATGGCTAAAAGCTTTATGAACGCTATGAAGCGATTGCGTAATGCCGGAGCGACTGTCATACTGCTGCATCATACGAATAAAAACGAAAAGAACTATCAGGGAGCCGGAGTCTTTAAGTCGGCGGCTGACAATGTGTACTTCATGCGTCAAGGTAACGGCACTGTAGAGAACGATCTCTTCTTGCTCGATGTCGAAGCGGGACGGTTCCATGTCGAGAACTCAGCGTTCTATCTCGATAAGAAGACCTATGACCTCAGCATCGTTGCTTATGATCAAGCGATGATCCGACCTGAAGAGCAATCATTCATCGACTCGATCAAAGAGGTGATCAAAAAGAATCCTGACGGTATCGGTCAAAGCCAACTGCTCGCCGAGATCGGAAAAGCCAAAGACGACAAACTCGCTCGAACCAATCTCGCTAAGTATACAGGTCGCTTTTGGGAAGTCAAAGACGGCAAAGGCAAGTTAAAACTCTACTTTCTCATATAGTCTACCACACGCACCACACAACCACAACCACTTACAAAACCCCATAAATAGCCATTTAGTTAGTGGTATTTGTGTGGTTAGTGGTTAAGTGGTCTATGTGGTAAAACATCACTAAATAAGGACTGCATTATGACAAAAAGACAAAAAGACGCTCATGCAAGCCTGATAAAACAGGTGCATACCTCGATACGGTATCAGAACTATTATCGCAATGAGAGAGAGGAATACGTCGAGATGCTCAATGGAGCTTTTGGTAAAGACTCATCGGTCGCGCTTAGTGTGTCAGAGCTGATCATACTGGTCGATTATCTGAACATGAAGCGTGACGAACTCCCGACATTTACTCCAAAACAATCCTCTCCGGCACAGGTATGGAAGATCATGCAGTTATGGGAAGCTAAGGCACGGGATAAGAGCGATGCCGCACTGCTGTCGTTTTGTAAGCGGATCATTAAAAAAGAGTATGAGACACCGAACCAAATGGAGTTTAACGAAGCTCAAAAGGTGATTTTAGCACTGGAAAAAATGAAGTAAGAGAAACGCCCCTCGTATGAGAGACGTGTAATTCAGGCGTGAGAACCGAATTATACATCATCTGCGAGGGGTTTGCAATGGCTGTTACCAATTATGATATTTTTAAAGAGTTTACTCGACGTATTCGAGAGGAAGGTGTAACTGATGAAGAACTCATGCAAGAGTACGGCGGAATGCCGATCTATGTCCCATCATGGAAACTCAATGGGCGTAACGATGAAATCATCAAAGACTACACCGAAAACAAGCTCGATCCTAAACAACTATCTATGAAATATTCACTCAGCGTATCTCAAATCTATGAGATCATAAACAAAGTACGCTCCCCTCAACTATTCTCCTAAATACCCCAGCAATATATCCAATACCTCAATTTTAGCATTGTCATATAACTCACCATCGGACGTGATCGGCATAAACGGTCGCGCTTCGATCTTCCCATCTTCAGTACCGAACTGGTGAACGATAGGATAGGGATAACGATCTTTACTGTACGCGTTTACCCCGACGATCACACTCGTATCATCGGCACTGTATCCGGTGCTCTCTCGCGTATTTCGGTCTTTACTCTGTAGTATCTTGCTTCCGCCATACTTTTCTTTGTATGCCTTTGTCGAATCAGCAAGAGGATGCCATGCGTGACCGTCGGGCGATGTCTCGCTATCGAAGCTCTCTTCCATGATATTCGTGAGATAGGAACCTACTGCACTGAAAGGCTTTTGAAGGTTTTGCATTTTATGCAGCAGATCCGCAATCGCATGATCTACCTGATCCGCTCCGGTGACTTGGATACTTATCATCTCCGACATTCTCGCTCCTTTGTGGTATAATTTTTTATTCAATCGAAAAGATACGCCGCATGGAATGAGCAATGAGCACTCCATCGTGTAAAGATGCGGTTAACGGGTGCCTTCTTTTCGATAGATCAACTTCTCACCCCTCTTTTTCTCCACAGTCGATCCACTATCAATCAAATACAAACTGACTCCCTGAGTTTTATCGCTCTGATATTCAAACACTGCCATGAGCGCTTTTTTCTTCCCTTTATCATCCGTAAAGTACCGCATCATCTTTTTAACGAGGCGTTTTGCCTTATCATCCCACTCCAAATAAATCTCGTCAGGATCATCGATAGTGGTGGCAAACTCATCGATAAAGAGATGCCGATCTTTTTTCGTGATCTTCGAGTGTCCGCTGAAAGATTGAAAGAGACTGTCATCGATCACAGTGGGATCACCGATCTTGTCAATATAAGTATCTCCGGGCTTGATACGCAGATCATCATAAAACTTTTGCTTGAGAGCGGCATCACTAAGCTCTTTGTATTCTCGTTTCGGGAGTATCGTCGGAAGAGAGAGCAGGCTTTTATCAAGATCGATCTTCGAGAGGTTGCCGACACGATTTCCGGCTCCTGGATTGTATGACCACTCAGGAGAGGCGATGTTCTCATGAGCGGCAGTCGATACGCTCCACCCGCGTCGTTTGATCTGTGCCTCGCTCCATGCTCTGACCTCACAATGACAACCCCAAGCATTCGGTGGATAGTTATACAGCCACCACGGATCACTCTTCAAAAGTACAATCCCGTTTTTAGCCATATGGCTCATGCGTGGATGTTCAGAAAGCCCACCGACGTACTGAAGATACGGCAGATCACTGGACATCTGTTGATCATACCTTGCAGTGGCACGAGCTACCATCGTGTTAGTTTTGAAGATTGTTTTGAGTCGGCGACCTCCGATCACTACCTCTTTGACCTCTCCGGTAGATGGGTTTACGATCTCTTTTTTACCCCACCATCCTTTCGCCTCAAGCGTTGGAATGATCTGTTTTTTCCAATCCTCGAAGCGTGTGCCGTTTACCATCGCTTCAGTGATAGAGCCGTGAATGTCGCTGAGGAGATCCGCGCGGGTTACTTTGGCAACGGTGAACGCTTTGTGATGAGCTTCGCGCTGCATCTCTTTGTAATCAAAAGTGAGCTTGTAGCCTTTGGATCGGAGGTACTCTATCGCTGCAGTGGGTTTGAGTCCGAATGCGAACGACGGTTTAGGGAGAGGAGGCATTGTTACTCCTCTTCGCTCTCACGCTCTACTTCAGCAGTGCCGAGGATATAAGAGCTTTGCAATGCCATATCCATCGTATCCTGTAACTCTGCGATGTCCATACCCGGATAAGCTGCGTGTAAAAGATCAATCGCCTCTTCGAAACTGTTTGCTTGATCGATTATTTCCACGATTTGAGTTTGAAATGAGAGTGCGATCTTGTGGATATCGACACTATTACTTAGCTCGTCCGTAGTCGTGATCGGCTTGGTAGCGCTCAGAGCATAAAGCTTTTTCATGAGAGCATGGTTAGCGATTTTAGAGGGTTCGATGGCTTCAACGGTGATGTTGTAGGTCTTCTCGATGTAATCCTGTGTCGGTCGGTATCCCATCTTTGTGATCCGCTCGTCACGCTCTGCCAATGAAAGGTTCGGATCGTCTTTATCTTTGAGCGTCACTTCGATGGTAACGCTGAGATTATTGATCGCGATAAAAGCTTCAATTACCCGTTCAATCAAAGAGATCGTCATATTCTCATCTGCCATAGCGATGTCTTCACGAATATCATTATGGGTTTCGGCGGCGGCGTAGCTTCCCCCTTTGACGTTCCCGGTTAGATTACCTCCGAGGATCGCTTCGCGGATCTGATCGTCGAGGTAGGAAGTGATCTTATCAAAGTCACCTGTTTTGTCTGCGGTCTTAATATCGATGCTCTCTTCATTATCGATTACAGCTGAATCTCCTGAGAGCATCGCATAGAGTTCGTCCGCCATCGTGTCTTTGTCCCCGTCCGTTTTACCGATAGCCCACGGTACGCCGTATTTTTCGAGGAACTTGACCCAAAACTGCAACGAAGCATTTTTAAACTTCACATACCAAAACAGTGACTCGGCGAGCGGTATACCCATCGGACGGTGATATTTGTCTTCATAGAGAGCATAGACCGCTTTGTATTGCGGGATCTCTTCGAGTGATCCATACGGGGCGAAGTAAAGAACCTCGTTTTTGATCATGAACTGTGTATAGTCACGCTCGATGAGTTTAGGAACTAATACCGAGTCCTCATCATGCCAGTTGATCTCAAAAATAGCCGCACCCTGAAACGGAGCATCGAGAACTTTGCGAAGTGTTCCGGGATGAAATACTCCGTAGAGCTTGTTAGCCATATCCTCATTGTCGCCGGTGAATATGATTTCTTTTTTGAGTGTCGCCGCTTTACGGCTTCCAAGCGATGAAATGACCGTTGCATCTCGAATAATGCGGTCGAGTTCTTCACGACTTAACCATTCATGACGTATCGGCAGATTATCCATGATGCTGACGAGAAGATCAACTGCTGGAGCCGCTGCGGCTTTGCGTTTATCCTTACTATTCGGCTGCGGTTGTTTGGATGCAAAAAGGTTTGGAAATAGACGTTTCATTATTGTCTCCTATGGGAATTTCGAGGTCGAACGGATCGACGATTACTGCGTGGAGCAGATGATTTTTGTTTTTTGGCGAGTTTACTGAGTCGATAGACTCCTGCTAATCCATCGGGAGCATCATCATTTTTACCTTCGGGGTGATCTTCAAGCTGCTCAATGAGAATGATTTGATCTTCATGAAGTAAAATCTCTCCGTTTGAGATAGGAAGCTCTAGCTCTTCGATGCGCAACTCTTTGTTCTCAGTGTTGTGAATACCCCTGAGCGGCATATGTACACCGCGCTCGAACGCTTCTCTCAAGATAAATGGCTTGAGATGGAATTGTCCGCCGTTGGTCTCAATCTCGAATATCTTACATCTATACATCTCTTGCAGATCTACACATCGCTTGATTATCTCTGTTGATTCGATCACCTGATTTATCGATTCGAGTACGTACCCTTTGCGGGCTTGATCATCAACTCCGAAAATCGTAAAGTTTGTAAAGTCGCTCTTCTTTCCACTTCCTGCAGGATCGCAATATCCATAAATCGTGAGTTGCTTGAGCGGTGAATGGGATCGCCAAAAGTGCATCGTTTCGCGTTTGAATTTTTGAGTATTTAGGCTCGGGTTGTTTTGTAGCTCCTTGGCAAATGCTCTCGGAGCCTCGGATCGTTTTCGCATTAGGGTTTCAATAGGTACGGCATCTGCCCATAATACACGAGCACCCGCATCCATCTCCGGCTTTTGGCTCATATAGAAATCGTGTGCCTCTTCGGTACCGCGTGATTTGTAGATTATGGCGTATCGTTCCCATAGATCAAGACGATCAGGGAAGGTGATGATCGCCCGAAATATCTTCGGATTCCAAAACCCGAACTTCAGCTTACGAGCGAGTACCGAATCACGGTGCAGGATGGTTCCGATGTAGATGATGTCCATATTTCCATCTACACTTCCAAGGTTAGCAACCGCTTCATCGATCCATGATTCGAGCTTGTCACGCTGATCGCGGCTTCGTACGTTCTCATCGTTCTCAAGATCATCGATGATGGCGAGATCTACACGATAAACTCCGTGCTTGACACCACGTACCCGTTTACTCGATCCATAACCCTTTACCCGTATTCCGTTATGAGTGACAATGTCTCCGATTTTCCACCTTTTTCCGATTCCGGTTGCGTGAGGAAAGTCAGCTTTTAGGTTGTCATTTTCAGATAGCTCGGCTTTGATCGATTCGATCAAGGTCTCTGTCAGCTCTATCGCATCGGAGAAGATGGTGATGAAGTGCTTGAGGTCATTGACGATACACCAAATGACATAGACTAACGATACATCGGTGGACTTACCGTGACCGCGCGGTGCGGCGATAGCATACTTGTAACCCATCGCTGAAGCGGCGCTATTGCTCGTAGAACATCGATCCGCTATACGATGATAAACACCTTCGAGATGCTCTTGAAGATCCGACTTGCCCGAAAGATAATAGTAATGCGGAAAGTACGTTGTTCGGAAATAGTGGAAGTCATGGCGTTGACGATCTCTTCGCTCGTCTCTCTGCTCTGGAGGAAGTGTGGCATTGGATCGGATCGTCTCTTTTAGATCACTCGTATATTCGCCGATCCATTTGATGTATTCACGGCGGGTGAGCCGCTCTGCCATGTGTTCACTATTGCCATCGGCTAACAGATCGGCTTTAGTATCGATTAGGAGGCGACGGAGTTCTTCTTTGTCAAATAGCGACATCGAGTCCATCCCCTATTCGTTCGACGATCTCGATGAAACGCTCCAGCATCGCTTTGTCACCAAAGGCTTTTAACTCTTCGGCAATCGCTTGGATGACGTGTTTTATGATGCCGTGTTTATAGGCTATCGGGTCTTCATGACGGACGATACCGCGCATTTTGGAAAAGGCATCGGCGAGTTTCACGATCTTATCCGCTTTATCCTCAGCCGGCATTTTAGAATCGCGTACCTCTTTGAGTGTATCATGCATGTATCCGACGAAGTCACTATAGAGATGCTCACGGCGAGGAGAGTCTGCGGCGATATGCTTCTCGGCTCTGAGCACGTCCCAATCATACCCTGCTGCCGCATCGGCTGATTTGTAGTTTTGGATCGTGCGTTTGCTCGATTCTAAGATAGTCGCGATCTCTTCTTCATTCTTACCTGTGATATAGAGAGCTCGTGCAATCTCGATCTTTTGTTCTCGCGTTGCCATCAGTTGAACCCTCCGAAGTTGATCGGTCGAGTTCCGTGTCGGAATGCGCTTGAGGTGCCTTTAGGCTTTTGCGGTTCGCTCATCGTTGTCGGGATCGTCCCTTTTCCCATTTTCGTCAGAGCTGATTCGAGTTCTTTTCGATCTTTCGGATCGTGGAGGTCGTGGAGCTTTCTGAGTTCGTAGATGGCGAGATCGACGGCGATGGTTTTTAGGTACGGCGTAGGATTCGAGGGGATGACGAGGAATGAGGAGATAAAGGCTATCGCATCATTGATCGCTTCATCGACTACTGCGGTATCAATCTCTCCCGTACCGTTGAGATCGCTCATCTGAGTCAGCTCTGTAGTACTGAGTTCTTTTTCTAAGTCTGCGATAGTAATCATTTGACCCTCTCATAGTAGTGTTTAATAGGTGTTTAAAATCGCGTATAAACGATTTAAACCTTTTCTGCGATAAATGACGCGGATTAAGACTTAAATCGTTTTTAGGGCTATTTATGAGGCTATCCCCAAAAGGGGAAAGCGATTAGACTTTTTTACCGCGAATGACCGCGTTTGGATTGAGACAAATCGGGAGAGGTCTTGATTCACTCAAGACAACGAGTCCGGCACCTTTTGGAAGTGGTTCTGTTGAACCGAAGAAAAGGGCTGGAGGACTTTTAACCGCTGCAGTGTGATTGGCACGGCTGTAGATAAAGTCGGTGAAGTTGTCACTATTCGGGATAGCAGCCATTTCATCGTTGCCTACGTATGAGACGAGTTGACCTTGCGTGTTTTGGTACTTGACTGTGTACGCTTCAAAACGTCGACCGTGAACAACAAGGTAGATCGTCTCTCCCTCATTGATCACAGAGGCGAGTTTTTTATCAAACAAGCCTTCTGTCTCGGCTAAACTCATAACATGGTTGTAGAATCCGCGTCCGCATTTAATGACATAACCCGGATTAATACCAAGCTCTTCAACAATAGCATCATCGATCTCAGTGATCGACGTTAGCAGTTTTTTGTTGGCTTTAAATTCAACTTGAGATCGGGTAGAAGCAAACTCAAACAGTGTTGCGCCTGTTCCATCCATGACTTTACCGAAGAGTGCTCCGGTACACATGTATTCGATTGTTGTGTCGAAGCTGAGGCGGTGCTCTTTTTGAATTACTCCAATCTCAGAAGCGAGTTGAATCGGCTGCGATTTATCTTCTAAACTTGAGATATTATTGAGGCTCGTTGCATCAATCGTATTCTCAAGAGGAAAACGCGGAAATTTAACGGCAATTTCGAATAAAGTCGGGCGTTCGTGAACCAAATGCTCTGCATTAGGTGCCACTGATTGAAGAATCAATCCTGCGCCTTTCATAATTTTTACCGTAGTTGTATTTCCGATAATTCCGTGAGCTTTGCTTTTGAAATATTTATCAAAAATCGGAGTGCTGGTCACTTTCATTTGTGACAACGTTAAGCTTGTGTTTTGGACGTCCCATCGTTGTGATGCTTCTTCTGCGGTCATCGTTTTATCCTTATTGCATTGTGATTTTATTTTTGAACAATGTGTGACGCATTGCCGAATCGTAGCCGCGTAGTTTGTTCTCTACAGCAACACCTGTAATCAAAACAGGAGCCATACTTGTGGCATCGATGTTTTCCATCAAGATACCGTTCGCATCCCATACGCCGTTATCTTCCCACTTGAGTGGATCGGTTCCCGGTTCGTCTGTATTGGCATCAGCAAGTGATGTATACGTATGGTTGTTATGGGATACGATTTCAGTGGTATCGTATGATCCGGCTGCCCATGCTTCAGGAATAGCGTAAAACGTCTGTCCCCCGTCTATGCTACACAGAACTTTACCGATGAAATGCTCATCACCTTCTACAACGATAAGCGGTACGTTTACGGTCGCATAGATGACACGCTCTTGTTTAACGATCACTTCAGTGATGATCGGTGGACGTGTGGTAATAGTCATTGGATGCCTCCTGTAGCAGCTTTAATCTCTTCGGGGGATAGTTCGCCCTTTTTCGTTTCGCCATTGTTTTTGTTGTCAAACATATCGTCGCCCGGTACTTGGATCATCGGCTTAGCAGCGCTCATAAACGTGTCAAATCCTGCGGGATCTGCTTTACATATTTTTAACGCCGATTCTTTTTGATCCGGGTGCAGTTTTTTGGCTGCTATTGCCGCCTCTACTTTTGCTTCCGCCTGAGCTTCCGCATGTTGTTCGTTTTGGGTTTTCAGCGCTTCATTCTCAGCTTTGATATTTTCGTTCTCAGCAATGATCGCCAACTCTTCTTCTTTGGTCATGGTTCCTTCCTCCTTTTCGTGGTTGGTCTGTGTGAGTTTGTTGATTCGTACCTCTCCGAGCTCTTCGAGGAACGGTTTGTTGGTAAGCGCGACCGAATGGAGAGTCCACCCGATGTTGCTGGCATCCGTTTGGGAGAGTGTATTTGGTGCAAACACCGGGGAGAGGTAACGGTATTCTCTTGCCAAAATATGTTCTTTGGCTTTACCTGTCCAATCGATTTGAGCGAAGAGTTCACCGCCCTCTGCTTTTAAGCTGATTGGCTCTTTTGGAATCCATCCGGACGCCGGAGCCGTATCGCCGAAAAGGGTTTGATGTTCATAGTCACATACGATATCGATACCGGCTTGTTCATAATTGGCGACCATCTGCTCAAAAATAGTCTGATTCATTTCGAACGTTCCACCGGAATGTCCGTCCCATTTTCCGCTTACTCCGATTTTTAGCCAAGGAGTATCCTTGGTAATATCAATCGAAGCTTTTAGTACGAAATAATCCGTATTAGCTGCAGCTCCTGCAGCACTAAGTGCGATCATAAGCATTTTGTTTTTCATTCAATATCCTCGTTGATGGTTTGGGTGTCGTTGAGTGTTGCGGTGAGCACCATCTGATAGACGGTGAGGTAAGCGGAGTCTTTTGCATCGTCATAGATCTTTTTGATCCGTGTGATTTCAATCGGATCGGAGTCACTGAGCGATACGCGCATCAAGGCTTTTTTAATTTGGTTAATGAAGTCCAAGAGGGTTACATCGGTTTGTGTTCGGTGGATCTCTTGTTTTGAGTAGGTAGCGTGAACGATATATAAAGAGAAGGTGACGTTATCGCGGTTCAGCCCATCGGGTTTGGACTCGACAAAATCGACCATGATCCCCGGTAAGAATGTTTTGAGCAGTTTAGCTTCACTCGGACGAGTAAACTCCCCAAAATAATCTTTGGTCTTAAACTCGGCAGTATTCAAATGTTCGATAAGAGCGGTCTGAAATGCTGCGATCACTATGGGTCTCCTTGTACGAATTAAAATGATAAGCGTATGGTAGCCCCCGACCTTCCCGACCCGCCACTCACCCCCATGAAACAAGAAGATGAAACAAGGAGTTGAATAGAAAACCGGAACGCTATCGCGGCATCATTCGGCTAGCAATAAAAAAAGGATGTGTGGTGATAGAAGATATAAACAAATGGATGCCTCTTATACAGTTAGTAATAGCTGTGATCATTATTCCGCTTGTTAGAGCTGCTTATCGCACCATTCAAAATCAAGAGAAAACTATCCAAAATCAGGAGATCCAAATCGGAGAGCTAAAGGTGATCATCACCGGACAGCAAAAGCAAATCGAGTTACTGCAGGGGATACTCTTTGAGACCTCTGATGCCGAAGTTATTAAAAAGCATCTCATCCGAGTCGAACATGCCAAACACTGACAACCTAATCCAAATCGGAACCATCGTTAATGTCGATCCTGAGAATCGGGCTTTAGTTCGTGTGCAACTCGATGATCGCGTTACCGATTGGATTCCCTATGCTATGAAAGCCAGCAAGTACATCAAGATATGGATTCCTCCTCAAATCGGAGAGCAAGTCGAAGTTCACTCGCCATACGGCGAAGGTGATGACGGTATTGCGCATGGATCAATCTACAACAAAGAGTGCAAAGAGCCTACGGGGGCAAATGGATTCACGACGATTATCGAATGGTCGGACGGTACTCGTGTCGAAGTAGATACTCAAGCCCATACTATAAAGCTCAAAAGTCCGGGCGAAGTTATGATCGATGCCCCAACGACACACTTAAGTGGCAATCTGATCGTAGATGGAACAATCACCGATGAAAAAGGTTCTGTTACTTCACACAACCATACTGACGTTATGCCGGGTACAGCACTTAGTGGAGATCGTCCATGACACAAGTTCAGCGCATCATCCGTATTTTGAGAACACGACTCGGTGAGCGTGTCGGAATGCCGACGTATGGATCGGAGCTTTATAAATTACGGGATCGCGGATTCACATCTGAAACTCGATTGCTCTTCGCAAAATACTGTAAAGAAGCCATAGAGAAATGGGAGAACGTAAAAGTCACAAAAGCAGAGTTGACAGCACTCGATTCCATCAATGGTGTTTTCAGCTTTACTATCTATCTCTCTAACGGTGAGAGAATCGCTAATAATCTTAATTACACGAGGATGGCAGCATGACAGTTCCTCTGATGTATGAAGTCAAAACCTTTGAGCATATCAAAGCAGAGTTATTGGCGATCCACCAAAGCAATGCACCCGGATACGTTCCGAATGAGTCGGATGAGACGATGCCTGTGTTAGAAACATTTGCATATCGGGAACTGCTACTGCGAACATCGGTCAACGAAACAGTACGTCAGAGCTTTTGGCAAACCGCTACCGGAGATAATCTTGATTTTCATGCCGGAGAGTTTTTTATCGAACGTGACAAGGGGGAAATGCCTACCGCTACGGTCGTTTTTACTCTTAACAGTGTATTGGATTCTTCTTATGTACTCGAAGACGGTATTGAGCTGATAAATGCGGACGGAAGTGTTTCGCTTTTGCTCGGTGATGTTGTGATCAGTGCAGGGATGAGTGAAGCCAGCGGTATAGCAGAGCTTCAAATCTATGTCGCTGCGTCAGATACAAAGGTAGTTTCCACGATGGTACCGAAAGCGTATCTCGCTTCAGTCGTTCAAACGACTGCTTACGCAGGTGGAAGTGACCCGATGGATGATGATGCGCTTAGGACTTTAATAGCTATGGCTGGAGAGCAACAAACTACAGCCGGAAGTATACAAAGTTATAGATATTGGGCTCGCAGTTCTGATAGCCGTATCAACGATGTTAATGTATTTGGAGAAATAGGCGGAATAGTTAATGTGATAATCCATAGTCTAGTGGGTGTTGATGAGACTATGATTTCTCGTGTGCGATTAGCTACATCTGGAGATATCCACCGACCATTGAATGATACGGTAAACGTCAGAGCTGCAAGTACTATAAGCTATACAGTAGATGCGGTGTTAACTGTTTCTGCTGATTCGGATGCTGTTTCTACCATTGCCGATGCCAAAGTACGACTCGAAGAACGTCTTCATGCAGTGGATATCGGTAAAAGTGTCACATTAGGAATGATAATCGCCGCGTTATCCGTCGATGGAGTAGAAGATGTCTCTTTGATATCTCCTATCTCTACTATTGGATGTGGTGAGGATGAAGTGGCTATCCCTACATCCGTGGAGGTGAGAGTTGCTTAGTCTATTACCTACTCACTATAGCGATCATGAACGTAATCTTGAACTGATCGGATCAGCAGTATGTGATCGAATATTCTCAAGCTTATGGTCGGGACGATTACATGATCCAATGGTATGTGATGCGCGGTATCTACGAACACTAGGTAAATATTATGGAGTCGAGTATTGGTGGCAAAACATCTCTGAGGAAGAGCACCGAAATCTTATTAAAAACTTTAAGATGATCAAACGAAGACGCGGAACTCTATGGGCAGTACGACAGGCGATCAATGTCATTGACCCCAGTGCAAAAGTTTTAGAAGCGGGACGCGTTAAAAAACTGGACGGAGCATGGAAGCTTGATGGAGGCATAAAGCTTGGATATGCAGATCACTGGGCGAAATATATTCTAATGTTAACTCGGACTATCAGTAATGCTGAAGCCCTGAATCTAAGGAATATGTTAGCTCAGGTTGCCCCTGTACGGTCTTATCTTGAATTACTCGATTTTACCGCACATGCTAAAAAACTTGATGGTTCATTCAAGTTAAACGGAAATTATAATCTAGGAGGGGCTTAATGAATTTAACAGAAAGCGAAATATTCGAACCTGAGATATATCAGCTAGAGATTACCGATGATGCTATCGGAGGGGAAAACGGGGTATTAAACCTACCTCATAAACAGCTAGCTAATCGTACTAAATGGCTTAAGGCTGCAATTGATGCTATTGTTGGGGCATCATTTGTAGCTGCAAAAGCTTTAAAACTTCAAACACCTCGAAAAATCAATGGTGTTGATTTTGATGGGTCTGCGGATATTGAGGTACTAGCTACTGCTACTAGCGCAGCAACTGCTAATACAAGTTTTTTTGATACGGATATTTTCGGATTTTTTGGTACAGCTTCTAATTCGTGGAGAAAAATTACAGGAGCAAATTTTAAAAATACGCTAAAAACGTATTTTGACAATTTGTATCAACCTATCGGAGCACTACTTTTTTCCGATATGCCCGCAGGAAGTGTAATTCAAAAAGTCAGTTATATCACTGGAACTATGGCAACAGGTACAGTTGTGCTGCCTGCTGATAATAGCATTCCGCAGAATACAGAGGGGACGCAGTTTATGGCGTTAACGTTTACCCCAAAAAAAGCCAATAGCAAACTATTCGTAGATGTTTGTGCATTTTATAATAGTTCAGCACAGGCCGCAGGGATAGTCTCATTATTTAGAGATAGTGAAGCTAATGCTATTGCTACAGGGTGGGTTTACATACCTAACGTTAACTACCCAGTATCACAAAGTTTCCAAAAAGAAATTAATGCAAATTCAATTTTACCTACTACATTTAAGGTAAGAATTGGTTGTAACTCGGCGTCTACTATTACTTTTAATGGTTCGGCAGGCAGCCCTTTATTTGGAGGCACTTTAGCTTCATCTATCACAATTACGGAGATTGCGCAATGATTGAAATTTTGAATGTAAGAAAAACTAAAAATGGATTTTTGATTAATGGGTATTATGAAGTTCCAAGCAATTACCCTCAAGTAGCTAAATGGATTGAAGAAAAAAATGAAGTTATGCCTGAGTTTAGCGGAGCTGATTTAAAAGATCAAGCTTTAATTAAAGCAGATATTCTAAAAAGCGAAGCCAAAAAAGCCGGAAAGCCCTACATTATGAACGGAAGTGAATATATCGTCCCACTCGACAAAGATGCACAAGACACTGTAACGGCTATCACTACAGGGTACATTGCCGCAGTTGTTACAAGTACACTCAATGAGAATACTATCAATACAATTATGGAATTCACAAACGGAACATTTATGCCCATAACAACTGCAGACTGGATGGCATTTGCAACGTGGTTTAAAAATGAGCGAAATTCCTTTTTTGAGGTAGTTGCGTGAGCCAGTTTACAACCCCCCTGCAAGTAGAAGTGATCGGTGATTATCAGTTCAAAACAATCACATCATTCATCTATTACGTTGGGCGAGAGGGATCAGAGGAATATATCACCGTTAAAAGCGGTTTTGTAACGGACTTTGCATCCGTTCCTCAAGCATTTTGGAGCGTGCTGCCACCGCATGGCAAGTACGCAAAGGCGGCAGTGCTTCATGATTGGCTCTATACCAATGCTATCGAGTCAAAGCGGTACGCAGACGATGTCTTTAATGAAGCCATGAGAGTGCTCGGTGTGCCTACATGGAAACGAGTGATCATGTATCAGGCGGTGCGTCTATTCGGGCGCGGAAATTATAGGTTATCAAATCATAAGGAGGTAACACAATGAATTACGGAATCAACGGAAATATCACTGCCGATGCAGCGCGTCCGATCACGGTCATATCGACAACGCCTATCGCCATCGTAGGAACATCGAATGCGGGGGTTATCGGTATGCAGTTCTATGGGACGGTAGCACTAGCGATCACCGCTTTCGCATCAGCGACAACGGGAACGATCAAAGAGGCACTCAGTGCCATCGATGCTCAGGGGGTAACCTGCCCGATCATCATCAACGCTTTGGCGGATACAGCAGTCGAAGCGGATGTGATCGCAGCGGTTACAGCACTTAGCACAGCGTATGCGGTGACAGCGTATCGCCCTGATTTGATCATTTGTCCTGAATGGTCTGGAACGGTGAGCGTCGGTACCGCTATGGATGCGGTGGCAACTAAACTATGGGCAACGGCTATCATCGATGTCACTGCGATGACCGAGTCTTCCGCTCTTGCCTATGCCGGTAATTTCGGAAGCCGTTTCGTCCTTCTAGTCGGTCCCGATTCGATCACGGTCAATGGGATGGTTACCACACCATCTGCAGCATACGCAGGTTTGATCGCGGCATGGGATGCATCTAACTCGTTCGGGTGGGCTGAGTCTGCATCTAATCGTGTCGTCAAAGGTGTCAGCTCTACAGATCGCATCGTCGATTATGCGGATGGTCAGGATTGTGAAGCGCGCCGTCTGCGTAATGCCGGAATCGCTTCCATCGTCCGTGATGATGGTTGGCGTTCAACCGGATTTGAAACTACCGATGAGGATGAGATTTGGAAAGCACTGGAGCGTGTTCGAACATTTTATCGAATGCTTCGGGCAATGCAGAAAAATGCAAAATGGGCACGTGATCGTCAAGCCGATGAGCTGCTTATGGTCAAAAAGTCGATTGAAGAGTTTATGCGGGAACTGGTCGGTAACGGTGTTGGTCTTGGCTTCGAAGTCTTTTTCGACAGTACGAAGAACACAAAAGCGACCGTCACGGCAGGGAAGTTTTATCTAACGGTACGTTTCCAAAACATGCCAACCATTCGTGAGCTGAACATCGAACTCGTCTACACCGACGATTACAGTGATGTATTGCTCACGATCATCAACGGGTAAGGAGAGTAGATAATGGCAACGAAAAATCGTCAAATTTGGAGAGACCAAAACATCTTGGTCAATGGTATCGGAAACCTCGGGGTCAGTAAGTCGCTGAAAGTTCCAGAGCTCGAATTTTTAACAAGCGAGCGTGAGGGTGCAATAGCGGTAGAGGAAGTGATCCCTCTGCTCAAAGCGATGAGTGCTGAGATCGTACTCAATGAGTACAACACAGAGGTCTATTCCGCTGTTTCTAAACAGTTTAGCAACTCACCGACTTTTTTCTGTAAAGGGTCTATGGTTCAAGGTGATCAAAAGATCCCGGTACTTCACACGATCAAAGGTAAAGTCAAAAAACTCGGAAACCCAATCCCTGATCGCGGCAAAGAGGTTGAGATGACGCTTGAGATTTCAGTGAGTGCATTCAGCAAAGAGATCAACGGGGTTAAGGTGATCGACATCGATCTCGAAAACATGATCTGCATCATCGACGGTGTGGATCTATACGCAGAGCTTCGTGCTCATATTCAATAAAAAGGGGAATACGTGGAAAAAGTACGCGAACAAGAGAAAAAAATCAAAATGCATGATGGCAAAGAGGTAACGATGCGTCGTCCAAAAGCTCGTGATCTAATAGTAGCATCCGAAGCAAGCCGGAACCCGGTTAAACAAGAAGCAATCATCGTTGCAAACCTTTGCATGATGACCGTAGATGAAGTCGAGGATCTCGATGCGGATGATTTTATGAAGTTGACGGAAGCGCGTAACGCTTTTTTGTAATCAGCCGAGAAGACTGTATCAGTGCTATGGCTATTGTGGGACATTGGCTCCACTTTAGCTATAGCGATATGGCAGATATGGATTTAGAGCTTTTATTGTGTTTTATGGACGAAGCTAAAGAGATGGGAAGGAGACAGGATGGATAAAACGTTAACGCTTGGTATTTTGCTAACGGCAAGAGATCAGTTCAGCCCTGTATTATCATCATTTAAGAGTTCTCTGTCAAACATGACAAAAGGTACCAAAGAGTTCGGAATCGCCATGTCCGGAATCGGTACCGGACTTAAAGGGGCATCGCTTGCCTCGCAAGGAACTACCGACACTATTATAAAATCTTTCGTTGATTTAGAAGATGCGCGGACACAGCTCGAAAACACTCTGATGAAGAGTGATGGAAGCATCAGCCCGTTTTTTAAGTCAATCAACGATGAGGCTATGAAACTCGGTGATGCTCTTCCCGGAACGACTGCCGACTTCTATAAAATGGCATCTCAGCTCAAATCACTCGGAGTCGAAGAGAAAAGTATCGTAGGTGGTGCTCTCAAATCTGCCGCCTATCTCGGTGTCGTGTTAAAGATCCCATACGAAGAAGCGGCGACCGCAACGGCAAAGTTTAAAGAGGCTCTCGGTATCGCGGATAATGAACTTCTACCGTTTATCGATGATATTCAGCGTCTATCACACATGGGTGTCCAAGTTGGAGAGATGAGTTTTGCGTTTTCAAAAATCGGAGCGACGATGAAAGGGCTTGGGATGAGCGGATTAAAAGCCGCTCGCGATGTAGAGCCGTTGATCGGAATGTTGATCAAAGCAGGATTTTCAGGAGAAACGGTCGGTACCAATCTCGGAAATGTTATCAAAGATGCGGTTTCATTTAAGGGCAATAAAAATCTCGATGCTATGGGTATCAAGTTAAATTTCAATGATGCCGGAGGAAATTTCAAGGGCACGGCAAATATGATGAGCGAGCTGGAGAAACTCAAAGCGATCAAAAGCGACTCTGCTCGGCTCGGTATCGTCGAATCGATATTCGGAAAAGGCGAAGCGTCCGGGATGGTCAATGTACTGATCAATAACGGAACCAAAGGGCTGGGGGCATTTAATAAAAAACTTGCCGAGCAGGCTGATCTTAATGCACGTGTCAAGAACTCATCGCAAACGCTTGGAAATATGTGGGAAGCATTAACCGGAACGGCAACGAACTTTACTGCCCTCATCGGAGAGAGCTTGGCTCCGGAACTGAAAGGGATGACAGAATGGTTTAACGGTGCTACCTCGTCATTATCATCGTTTGCCAAAGAACATCCGGGGGTTACGAAATTTGTAGGAGTAGCCATCGTAGGGTTTACGGTAGTCACCGGAGTACTCGGAACGCTTGGGATTGCAGTTGGAGCAGTAACAATGGCGTTGGGTGCGTTAGGGATCACATCTATGGTAACTTTTGGATGGATCATTGGAGGTGTAGCGCTGATCGCAGGAGCTGCTTATTTGATCATGTCGAACTGGACTCCGATTAAAAGCTTTTTTGCTGGAGTATGGAATGGTATATCTACAGGTGTGTCTGTCGCGTGGGGAGTAGTCAAAGCTATTTTCGGGTGGACTCCTCTCGGTCTTATTATCAATAATTGGACTCCGATCGTAGGTACCTTTAAATCCATTATTGGGATGATCATCAAACCTTTTGCAGATTTCTTTAACTGGGTGGAGTCAAAACTAAACTTCGTCTCCAGCAATCTGCAAGGGATAGGTTCATTTTTTGGAGTTGGTGGTTCTGCTCCTACTCCGGCACGTGTTGCCGTGCGTAACCCGCGTGTCGCTGAAGCGAGAGCGATACCTACTCGCGGCGGAACCAATAATACAGTAGCCGTAACGATCAATAACCCAAATTTCACATCAAAAGAGCACGCTGCACAAACTCAAAAACAGATTGATGAGCAGGTTCGACGTGCGATGGATAAACATGCGAATGATAAAAAAGATCGGAGCTACTCATGATGGCGATGATCGGAGATTTCACTTTTAATCTCAATGACAAATACTTCGACCGCATGAATCGAACCGTGACCTATAGCTTTGCTGACATTCCAAAAGCTCAGGACTATGAAAGCTCTCAAAGTGTCGGTAAAGATGTCGAAGAGATCAGTATCAGCGGGAACCTGATCACACTCAAAAGCGGTCTTAAACCTCTCGCCGATCTTGAAGCGATTGCCAACAAAAAGCAAGCCGTGCCTTTTATCATGGGATACGGCGAAGTACTCGGAGATTTCAAGATAACGAAGATTAGCGAAGACCGGAGCGTATTCATCGATGATGGTAAATCGATAAAAATAGGTTTCGATATCGATCTCAAAAGAGTCCGATCATGAAGTATACAGTAGCTACTCAAGGAGACCGACTCGATCAAATCATCTATCAGCATTACGGCACGCTCGATGTCATGAATGAGGTGATGATACACAATTCGCATCTCATGAGTACTCCGATCCTCCAAAACGGTGACAAAGTATATTTGCCCGACATCGATGTCACTGCTCAAGCTGAGACGGTGGGGGTGAGCCTATGGTAAAGGTTCCAGACTTTAAGATCATAGCTAACGGCAAAGATGTGACCGATAGCCTACGACCTTATCTGATCAGTATCGAATATATAGACGACATCGACGATACAGCGGACGGACTTACTCTCAAATTCCAAGGCGAATCATTTACACCTCCGTCATTCAATGACAAGTTAAAGGTATGGCTCGGATATGAGGGTGAGCTTTGGTATATCGGCTCATTCAGCGTCCTTAAGCCTCGTCTCGAATATGAGACGATGCATATTGAAGTTACAGCAACTCCGGTGAACTTCGGAAGCGGAATCAAAGAGAAGCGTACCGAGTCGTTTGATAATGTAACACTCGATCAGATCCTCCATAAAATCGCTACACGTCACGGGCTAAAAGTCAAAAACAGCTTTCCAAAACACTCCTATACTCATAAGAGCCATACGAATACTAGCGATTTGGAGTTTATGCGCCGTCTCGCCAAAGAGCTGGGGGCAACGTTCGCAATCAAGAACGATACGATCCTCTTCCGACCGAAAAACGGAGGAGATAAAAATAGCGAGCTTCCGATTATAGAGATCGACGCAAAACAGACTAAAGAGCTTTCAATCGAGATCCTCGATAAAACCTCATACGGCTCTGCAAAAGCCTCGTGGCATAGTACGAAAGAGAATAAAACCAAAAGTATCACAGTCGGAAGCGGCAAGCCCATACTGCACGTAAAGGGCTCATTTAAAAACGAGAGCGACGCACGGACAAAAGCCAAAGCTGCTCTCGAAGCAGCCAATCGCGGAACCGCTCGCGGGAGCTTTAAATATGAGGGGATCAATGTGATCGCCGGAGCGAAGATGAAACTATCCAACATTCCACCGGGATGGCCGTCATCGTTCGGTACCAAACAGGCGCGTCATTCGTGGAGTGAAGCTGGATACACGGTAAACGTGGAACTTGAAAACTAAGGAGAAAAAGGTGAGAAAAGAGACGTTACGGTTATTGTTTGACCTACTGCTTATTGCGGTTGGTATGTGGTTTTTTATTGAGGGGGCTTATCGGTTTGCACCGAATCCTTTACAGTTGATTGCCGTTAAGGTGATCTTGGTGTCGGGTGCTCTTGCACATGCACATATTGCCGGCAAAGCTATATTCAAATCGGTCAATTGGAATTCATCCAACTGGACTCCGGCTCATGTTGCGCGATTGGTTTTATATGCGATTGTTCCTATTTCTTACGCTTTTGGCGGTTGAGCTGTGTGCCGGGGGTTCGATCTCTCGGTGCCAGTCTTATGTTCAGGATGTTCGACGTGCTCACTGGACGCAGTTCGGAGTTGACTTTCCATACCAATACGGTGTCGGTCAGCTCGTTCAAGAGTCCGGGTGTAGAAATGTTATTTCATACGATGGTGTAGGATCAGAGGGACTTCCTCAGATCACGTATCGTCTTTGGCAAAAAACGCTCAAAGCCAAAGGGGTAGAGAGTATCAAGGCTATTCCTGATCAGCTCAAAGCTCAAGCCATTATTATGAAGTCGGTCTATCAGCCTAAATACGGTCTGTGGGTCACATATCAAGACTATAACGGCGGCGGATTGGTTCTCAAAGAGATCAACCGTGCCGGTAGTGAAAATTGGGTAAAGGCGAAAGCTCAATGCCGTAGAGGACAGAGCTGCTTCACCTATCCGTCCGGGAAG